CTGAAGTGCTGCATAACTCTGATACGCCTGCTGGACATTGATATCGCTATAGATGAGAATGCCATTCGTAGTCTGCAGATCGCCTATCAGTGTCTCTATCCTTTTCTGAAACGCACTCAGCACCTTATCGAGGTTTCTTTCGAACCACTCTATTTGTTCATCTAAGATTTTGTCATACATTATTCGAACATTCCCGTGGTCAGATTAGGAGTGCGATATATCGCATTCTCGCTGTCTATCTGTTTTTTTCGCTCAATGGCACCCTGACGGTCTAAGTCCTGATTATCTACCATTATGGCATCTATGATGGACATTGTCCCATTCGCCAGTTTCAATGTGCGTATCTGTTCCAGCTCCATCTGATTCGGTGTTACCTGAACATCGGCATAATCTATATTTATGTCTGCATCGGTAGGCAGATTGACTTTCCCGTATATCCTTTTGCAATCCATAATTAGCTGGACTAATTCTCTGATTGATTCACGATATACTGAGCGTTTCGCCTGATTGTGGTCTATGACGCCAGTCATTGAAAGCCTGAGCTGATATCCAGAACTATAGTTCGCACCACCACGAATGAAATCAGTAGAAATGCCCAGCAATGCAGCAGCGAGAGATATCTGGTCATTGATGACCTGCCAGATACTGTTCAGATTCACGCCAGGATTAATGTAATACGCTTTGCCTTGCAAGGTTCCCGTTATTTTATCCTTCGGGATATTCAAGAAACGGCTCACATTCGAGGTAATGACCTGCGATTCAGGCATTCCTTCTGTCACCATAGTAGCGAAAGATTGGAAGTCTATGCCCATATTGAATGCAGTCAATTGCAAGTTCGCTGTCTCATTCGCATTCATAATGGGATATCCACTATCAATCCAGAAACGATTCATTGGCAATTCAATATTGAACCATATCACAGGAATACGCCCATAGACATTGGGAGCTTCCGTGCCAGGTATAGGCTCTATCTTTCCATTCATTAGAATCTCTATTTCCTGATAGGTGTCCTCAGTCCAGAACGCATAGCGATTGCCTTTCTGAGCGATGAGTGTATTCTCACGGTTAAGAATAGGATATGCGAGTGCGTCTAATTGTGTGGGGTCTTTCTCATTCTGCCATACAGTCACTTTGTCTGGCGTTATGAGTTGCAAGTATACACGGTCTCGCTTTGCGTCATAATGCGGAAGCACGCCTACCTGGTAGCAAGTCTCACAGATACGGTCAATCTGTCCTAAGACCTGATAGAGCTTGCATTCATCGAGTAGCTTCGAGAATGCTTCTGCAATTGCTGAAGTCTCATCAATGCCCCTTAGATTGATTACGGGGTCGCTCTGGAAAAGCTTCGCCAATTGACGCACCATTGATTTCGATAGCGGAATGGTAACCATAAACGGCAATACATCTGTATAGGTGTTGGGATAGCGGTATCGGAGCGCTTTCTCAAGAAATGGTTCCTGAATATCGTCATAATAGCAGAGAGCCTTATATGCACGCTTTTTTCTACGCTCTTCATTCTTTATGAGGGCTTCTATCTGTGCGGATTGGATAAGAACTTCAGAATAGCTCATAATCGCACCCAAGCCCTGTTCTGTTCTTTCTCCAGTGAATTGATCAATATCACATTTCTCAATGCGTCAGATATATGCGTGAGCATCGTTCCTGCAGGCTTCTCAATCTGCCCATAATTGTCGGTCACCACCTGCTCCAAGTCAGCAATGAGATGCGTGCACGACGGGTCAATGATTATCCTGTCGTGGTCGAATGCACCATTGGTCAGGTTCAGGCTATGACGCTGAGTGAAGCCATATCTATAGCGAAGTTCGAAACCTTTTCGCTGTAATATTTCCAGGTCAGAGATATCGGAGCTCGTTTTTCGTGAACCGCCAGTTGGATCAGGATAAATGATAATAGGATAGTCTCCGCCGTAATCGGCGTAAATGAGGTCTGCTAACATAAAAGTATTGGCATTCAGGACATAGTATTCACTGAAGACCTTATAAACATCGCCATCGAAATATCCCACACACGCAGTCATAGGATGGACATTGAAATCGACGCCTATATGAAGCGTCGTGCCTCTTTCAGGTTTCGGGACTTCAGCAATATGACGCTCACGCTGAAATGCGTAATATGCAGCAAGACTGTTCAGATTCACGAATTCGCCCTCCAGATAAGCTCGTGCCATATTTCTATCATAGCTCGCAAGAATGTCGTCAATGTAGCTTTTGCTCAAGTGATAATTGTCGTATGTCCGAGCCCTAATCAGCTTCGTTCCAGGATTCGGGTTGTGCTGTAATATCTCATAACAAGTGGAAAACCCTTCAGGTGAGCTCACAAGATAGAATTGCGAGTCAGTGCGACCTCTGAGTCTTTCACGGAACCGCTTCACTATCTTTTCGCCTTTCGGCATAGGTATAGAATCCAGCTCATCTACGCCTGCATCAGTGAAAGTCTCACCAATAATGCGTTCAGGATGCTGAAGCGATTTGATTGCGACCCGCCCGAATACGCAGGTAATCTGCAGTCCTGAAATATTCGCCGTGAACGGGATATTGCAACTTTCCAGAAGCTCGCAGAAGGGATAGAAAAATATATTCTTTCCCATATCGTATGTAGGATAGCCTATTCCTATATTCGCTTTCCCATTCGCACCAGGACGGCTCATCAGGCAGATCAGAGTCTTGAAAAGGAATGCAACACTCTTTCCAGAGCCAAGACCGCCCACAAGTCCAAGCGTCCTGTCCCAAGAATTCAGGAACTCCCACTGATGCGGGAGAAAGTCTTCTTCGTGAAGCTCAATCTTTAGCATTATCGTCTGATTCCGCTAATTGTTTCGGTTTCAAGATTATAGTCACTGCAGGAAAAGATTCACCATCAGGAATATCTTTCTGACCAAGATACTGTTTGCCAAGCCATACTAAAAGTGTAGGATTATGTTCTTGAATCGCTGTCTTGACCTGAGCTTCGGACAGTTTCATCTTCATTGACGAAAATCCGTTTTTATATGCCTTGGAAAATTCAGAATCTTCGTCTTGCATGGCAGCTCGGATTGTATCTACGTGGCAGCCGATCTGCTCAGCCATTGTGTCGTATGTGGCACGGAAATAGCCAAATATTTTGGCTTGCTTAGGATCAAGCTCAATGCGCGGTCTGCCTACTGGTTTCTTTGCCTTGCCTCTTTTGGTCGTAGCCATTTTATTTATCCCACGGCATGCCGATGCCGAAGTGTCCCCACTCTGCTGTTTTATCTGGATGCTTCGGCGTTACACATTCAGCGGTTCTAATCATTCGATGCTCCTTGCGGACATTGTCTCGTCATACATATATCTCGCCATTGATCTTTATTTCTATGCTGCTGTCCAGCTTGCGCATCCTGTCAACTATCACTTGGCAATACTGCTCTGATATTTCCATTCTGCAGACAAAATAATCAAGCCTAAAAACTTGTCAAGTATTTTTTTTGGTTTTTGGCGGAAATCCATATTATTTTTTCTTCTTCTCAGTTTTTATGTATTTGAACATCTCTATTTGCATCAATCGTTTCTCTGCCTCTTCTTTACTTTTGTATGTACCCAGATTTCTCCCTGTATGGTCTTTCACGGTCCATCCTTTGTTTGTGCGAACTATCATATACGC